ACCTAGCAACAGCAGCGCAAGCGCACCACCAATTAGCCAGGTCAACAAATCTTCTATCTCTGCCTTGCGCTTCTTAGCGTGATTCTCTGCCAGTATTTCCTCTACCTTGCGCTGCTTGATGATGTTGTTGCGCTCTACCATGAGCTGCTGCCACAGGTCAGCGTTACCGGACATCACCATATAGTTGTTTAACTCTCTCTCAGCATCAGCCAACTGCTTGGCCTGCATCACTATCTCAAAGGCTTGCGCCGTGTCCGACTTTGCAAAACTACTCTTAGGCTTGGACGCTTCCCTCTGGACAATGTCCTTTGCCTCGAAAAACTTCATCATCTCCCCGCCAATAGCGTGGATGTCCTTGCCCATCTTGATCGCGGCCTGCACCCCCTTTATCGCGGCTTGTGCAGTCGCAAAGGCGGTGATTGGATCGATCATTTTGGATCACGATTTACCAAACCAATGGCTTACATAACCGATCACGCTACCAAAAGCAGACACGGCAACCATGCCCATCCAGAATCCACCCTTGGATTGATTCGCCATCTCAACCAGTTTGTCAATAGACGTTTCCATCTTGTCGATCTTGGCGCTCATTTCGTCAAACCGGCGCTCGTAGTCCTGCACCTTCTGCCAAAGGACTCCATAACGAATCGGGTCTATAGTTTCTGGAATGTTCATGGCTCATCCGCAGGCTCTGGTGTGTTGCCTTCTTCCAGCCATTTCAAATAGGCTTGGTAGTCTGCGCTCTCTGGTGAGAAAAAAATAAAAGCACCATCTAAAAGTCTTTTAATGACATTCTCGACAAGGCCACGTTCATTTGATATTTGTTTATACATCTTATAACTCCGCAGAAACAAGAATAAAAGCTGATGAACCAAAATCAAGAGCTACAGTGTAGCCTCCTGTTCCGCCACCCATTGTTGTCAAATAATAAGAGATTGTTTTTGAATTTACAAAATCAAATGCAAAAGTAAAACTTGAATTAGTTAAAAATCCGTTATTTGAATATACGTTAATTTGAGTCGCTCCAGAGCCATATCCTGTAACTGTTGTTGTTATAGTAAATCCAGTATTTATACGCATTTCAACAGGATGTGCATAAAACGCACGCATAAATGTAGAGCTTCCCATAATTCCAGAACTGTACGCAGCTGCCCCGCCAAACTTGTAAAAATACCGCTGGCACAGCGCCAACTCCGTACCATAATCTCTAAAGTCAAAGCTAGTAGCAGTGGAGCCTTTCTCTAGCTGTACGCCTGTGATGTAGAAGGTAGCGCCGTTTGTGCCTACTACTGATGTAGCTCCTGTTGGAGCAAAGTAAGTAGAGCCAGACCATGTGTTTGCCGTTCCGCTGTATGTAGAACCAACACCAAGACCAAATAAAAGCTGAATCCCCTTGCCATTTGTCGTTAGCCAAGTGCCAGTTGTATCACCAGCGATGGTTACAGATTTTTGTTCCCATGTGTTAGCCACGCTGATTGTGTAGCTAAAAGGGTAAGAACGATTACCAGCACTGTTAAAAACCGAACCGCCAAAAGTACCTGTTAGGCTTGAACGAACCCAAAATGATAAAGTGATAGTAGCAGCACTTGAAGTACCCCATGCCAAATCTGCTACGTTTAAACCTTCAATCGACTGCCTAATACCAAAAAAGTCGCCAGAAAGTACGCTGTAAGCGGATGATGAAGTAATCAATAACGAGTTTACAAAACCAGTGGAAGCGGTAGTGCTTTGCTGCGTTGTAAGTTTTGAAGATTGCGTCAAAACAGCTTGAAAGCGGTCTACTAAATACTGGTCGTTAATAGGAGTAACACTCGCCCCCGCATTACGCTGGTCTATGACCATGCCGCCATTGATGATGCGGTTTTTAAAGCCGAAGGTGCTGGCAGAGTCAAAACTTGTAGCCAAAAGAGTAGTGAAAGTTCCTGGGGCAGCTGTTGTAGCACCAATCGTTGTATTGTTGAGCGTGCTTGCTCCAGTAACTGTCATTGTTCCAGCAACCTTCAGCGTCTTGCCAGAGCCGACATTAAGGCCGACAGAAGTACCTGTGCCATTGGCTGTGAACAACGCGTCAATGGTGTCCATGTCAGTATTGATCTTTGTACCCCAAGTGTCAGTACTGGCCCCTACCTCTGGCTTGGTGAGTAGTAGGTTAGAAGTCGTGGAATCTGCCATAGTAAATCTCCGTTAAATCCCGTGATTAGGATGAAAGTTTAATTGCAATTCTGCTGATTTGCGTTTGCAAACAGCCTCAAAAAAATCGTCAAAATATCCTAAAAATTTTCCGCAAGCCCTGACTTCCCATTTGTCGTATCGCTTACCTAATCTTTTAGTCCATGAAACACCAACAACACCAGAAGTGTTATCAGATGGTTTTGAAATGTTTTTTCCATTTCCAACTCTGTCAGTTGCCCTAAGATTTACAAGTCTGTTATCAGTTCTTATATGATTTTGATGGTCAATTTCTTTTGGATAGAAACCATAAACATACATCCAAACAAGTCTATGAGCACTGTGTCTGACTCCATCTATTCCAATGATCCAATAACCATGACTATCTTTGTTACCAGCAATTCTTCCTTTTACCGCTTTAGTCCTATCCATTGCCCATGTAAAAACACCAGACTCAGCGTCATAGTTCAACACTTCTTTCAATCTTTGCTGAGTCAATAATTCCGTATTTTTCATTTTTAACCTATGCAATTGCTTGCCAAGTTTCCGCGTTATCTGAAATTGCTGTCCATGATTCTGAAGTGTCTGTGCCTGGTGTCCAGCTCTCGGATGTATCCGAAACCGCTGACCAAGACTGAGAAGTGTCTGACTGACCTGACCAGGACTCGGATGTGTCTGGTGTAGCACCCCACCCGAATCCCAGTATGGTCCCAATAGAACCTGATGCACTTACCCCAATTATCGCTACCGAAATGACGTTTGTGACGCTGCCAACATTTGATGTCGCTGATACGCCAGTAATCTCTTGGAACGTGATTACTTCAACGCCGAATGTCCCAACGGACAGGGTTGAAGCATTACCACTTAGGGCAAACGAAGTATTTCCGCGAGATACAGTTCCAGCAGACAGGGTTGAAGAGTTACCAGATACATCTACCGACCTGGCAGGCGCCACAGTGCCAACGGACAGGGTTGCAGCGTTACCAGTAACTGCCTTGGTGCTCGATACCGCAACCGAGCCAGCGGACAAGGTTGCCGCATTGCCGGTGATGGCCACCGAGACTGACGCGACAACAGTGCCTACGTTGCCGGTGGCAATTACGCCATCCTCTTGCTCGGATATGTTGACAAGCAATGTGCCAACGGCGCCAGTTGCCTGGTTACCGCTGACAACGACATTGCCTATGCCATAGACGCCCTTGCCGTAATAGCCAGAGCCGTATGCAGCCATATCGCTGCCCCCAGGTTATGCCAGCCGAATCAGGCCGGTGCTGGAGTCATTGGTGGGCATGGTCAGGGTAAACGTACCGGCGGTCACTGTCTGTGACCCAAAGGTATGCACGCTGACTGCCTTGTTGCTCTGGCTTGAGTTATAGATCAGGCACGCATCAAACGCCGTAGTCAGCGTGACGCTGCTAAAGACAATGCTCGCGCTGGGAGTGATAAACGCCGTAGTGCTTGTGGAGGACGGGGCAGTGCCAAACGTGACCGCAACGCCGCCAGCGGTGTATCCAGTACCACTCACCTCATTGGTGCTGCTGTAGGCCGTTGTAGCGGCTCCCAGGCTACCTGCTGTGGTAAACAGGGCAGCCTTAAATGTGTCTGCCGTGGAAACAGTGTGCGCAGGTACTCCAGTGCCGTTAAACGCATGGACCGCGTTTAGCAGGTCAACCTTGAACGACGTACACATTGCCTGGGTATTAGCCATAGGTAATCCTATCCAATCATCGCCGCGACACCCTCTGCCGTGACGTTCTTTTTCAACAGTACATGAACCGATCTGTGGACCAGTTCCCCATCTAACCAGTACTCAGTCCAACTGGTTAGCTCGTTATCGTTTTCAATAGCGCCATCTTGCTTCACCAGCAGAGAGTCATCCATATCACCCTTGGTGGTAGTGACAATCATCCAAAGCTCCTTGCACGCGCAGCCATAGCTCCACCAGACGTAGAGCCACGATCATCTGCCGTCTGAACATCGGTCAACGCCCTGTCGTACAGGTTTGACCATACGGGTATTCTCGCATCATCTTGCAGATATGGCGCAGCCTGCAATAGGCTGCCATAAAGGTAGATATCGGGGCTGGATGTCAGCAGCCAGTTAGTCGCTACTGTGGATGACAACTTGGTCAATTTAGCGTAGTACACCAGCTCAGTGGTGTACGTTGCATCTGGCGTAGGTACTAGCCTGATCTGGCCACCGACAATGCCAAAGTATTTAGGACGCGAGGCGGCAGAAAATGTTCTAGATAGATCGTCCAGCGCATCAATGGTCTGGAACACCAACGGAGTGACGGGGTTAGTGCTCGTCAGCTTTAATGACTTTGTCTCTAAAAAATCATCAGGTACAGCACCGTACTCAGTAGAGAAATTGGCGGTGGACCTGGTAATCATTTGCCTGGTGCGCAGCTGGCGCTCGATCTGCGCCTCTGCCAGAGAGATAAAGTCGGCAATGGCAGACGTTAAATCGGTGCGGTTAAGCCAATCACCGATTGATGTCTTTAACTCCGTGTACGTTGTCA